AAAATCCCTGGTGGAGATAAGACTACTACTACAGAGGTTTTATTAAGATATACATATGCTGGGCCAGAAGATGATCGTAATAGACCATTCTGTGCTAGGATGTTAAAACTTGCTAAAACAAAGCTTTGGAGCAGAGCAGATATTGAGAATATCAGTGAGAGATTAGGCTACTCTGTATGGGATCGTAGAGGTGGATGGTTTACTGAGCCAGATGGTACTCACAGACCTTACTGCCGCCATAGATGGGATGTAAAAATAGTAACAAGAAAAAAGTAATAAAATGAGCTTAAACATAAACTTTATAAACGAAGAGTTTATAAAAAGTAGAACTGCGGTTAGCGTAGGCATAGATGGTAAGCAATTAAAGCCAGTAATTAAATTGGCCCAGGATAAGTACATCTTACCAGCGCTAGGATCTAATCTTTATAATAGATTGCAAGCTGGTGTAGAGAATGATGATCTAAATCTAAAAGAGATAGATTTGATGAATAACTACATAGCAGATGCATTATTATGGTTTACTATGGGTGAACTTGTAACCATGACTAGCTTCCAGTTTTTCAGTAAGGGTGTATTTCAAAAGACTAGTGAGGAGAGCAATGCGCCATCAAAAGGCCAGCTTGAATTATTAGAGCGTAGATATATCAGCAATGGTGAATTTTACAAGCAAAGATTAATAGACTTTTTAAGAGCAAATGAGGCAGACTACCCACAATATTTAAGCGGTGTAGCTGAGCTAGATACGATTGCTCCTCAAATGCAAGCTTATACATCTCCTATATTTTTAGGCCGTAAAGGTAAACGAATAGTATCCAATTATGATTACCCATGTGAAATCAAGAAGTTATAAAAGAGAATTCTTAGACAAAGTAAAACAGAAATTTTATGACTTACAATCAAGTAATAAAGGAGCTAAGGACATTGCTGGAATCGCATGCAATGATCAAAAGCGTAAAAAATGCGACACCCAGGGAGTGGCTATTCGTAGATGAGCAGCCAGTGTACCCAGTGTCATGCTTTGCGATTAATAGTGGATCATTAAATGTAGGCAGAGAGCAAGTGTATAGCGTGAGCTTATGGTTTTTAGATAAGGCTGGAATGGAGGCAGAGTTTGAGGCAGATGTGGCTAGTGATAGATTACAAGTATGCGCTGACATTATAAGCAAATTAAGAAACGGAGCGAATCCCTGGACTATTGATGATAACATCACATATAACATCATATTAGATAAATTTGAGGACTATTTAAGTGGTGTAGAGGTTACCTTTCAAATGACCACATATTCTGATTTTGATGCATGCGACATGCCTACTAACTAAAAAATTATATATATTACTATGAGCTGCAATACAAGTACAAGCGCTGATTTAAGACCAGCGCAATATAACATAAAGATCTGGCGCAATGATAGCTGGGCGCAAACATTTGCACTATTAGCAGATGAGACACCTATAGATTTAACTGGTTGTACTATAGTGGTACAAGTAAGGACTAGCGCAGATGCGCCTACTGCTGCTTTGACACTAAGCACTACAGAGGGAACTATCAGCATAGGTGGAGTAAGCACTAATCAGATCACATTAAATAAAGTAGTTAATATAGCTGCTGGATCTTATGTGTATGATATGAATGTGCATTTCCCTAGCGGAGAAGTTAAGACATATATTTGGGGTACATTTTTTGTTCAAGAAGATATAACTAAGCCATAATGGAGATAGTAAATGTTACAGATCAGATAATAGAGGTAAATGTCACTAATGATATAGTTAATATCCAGGTACAAACTGGTGCTTATCCTTTGCCTAATAATGTGTACTCAGTATTTGGTAGAGTAGGCAATGTAGTAGCTACAGAGGGAGATTATACATTAAATCAATTAAGCGGAGTAACTATCGCTAGTCCAGTGAGTGGACAAGTGTTAAAATATAACGGATCAGCGTGGGTGAATACATCTGAGGATAATCCAGTGACTAGCGTATTTGGTAGAACTGGTGTAGTAACTGCGCAGACTGGTGACTATAATACTGATCAAGTAGGTGAGGGATTGATTAATCAATACTACACCAATGCTAGAGCAAGAGCAGCTATTAGCGAGAATATAACTGGTATGGAGTATTCTAGTGCTAGTGGTATTTTTAGTTTGGCTAGTGGATATGTTATCCCTACTCAAGCTATGCTAGATGCTAAAGTGCCTTATACTGGCGCTACTGGGAATGTTAATTTAGGAGAATATCAGTTATCTGCTGGGCAAGTTACATTTGATCAGACACCTACTGGCACTGCTGGTGTGGGTGTGATGAGATGGAATGATACAGATGGTACATTAGATGTAGGCTTAAAGGGTGGTAATGTTACCTTACAAGTAGGCCAGGAGATGGTGGCTAGAGTAGTGAATAAGACTGGCGCTGATTTATTAGAGGCTAATTATCAAGCGGTGAGAATATCATCTGCCCAGGGCCAAAGATTAGCAGTGCAACTAGCCCAGGGAAATAATGATTTAAATAGCGTAGATACTATTGGTATAGTTACTGAGACTATCACAAATAATCAAGAAGGTTTTATCACTATATTAGGACAAGTAAAAGAAATTAATACAACTGGATCTATCCAGGGTGAAACATGGGTAGATGGAGATGTATTATATTTAAGTCCTAGCGTAGCTGGTGGTATTACAAATGTAAAGCCATCCGCTCCTAATCATATGTTAGTGATAGGATATGTAGAGTACGCACATGCTCAGCATGGTAAAATTTATGTTAAGGTACAAAATGGATATGAGCTTGAGGAGCTTCATGATGTAGCACCTTTGCCATATATTAATAATGGAGTATTATATAGAGATACTACTACTAATTTATGGAAATCTGCTACTATTGGTACTTTATTAGGATATACACCAGTAACAAGTGCTAGAACAATTAGCACTACTGCACCTTTGACTGGTGGTGGTGATTTATCTGCTAATAGAACATTAGCAATTACTCAAGCTGGTGCTAGCGCAGATGGATACTTATCTAGCACAGATTGGAATACATTTAATAATAAAGAGAATGCAGTAACTGCTGGTACAAGCGCACAATATTATAGAGGTGATAAGACTTTCCAAACATTAGATACATCTGTAGTACCAGAGAATACAAATCTATATTATACAGATACAAGAGCAAGAGCCGCAATTAGTGGTACTGCTCCTATTAGTGTAGTGTCTGGTGTGGTAAGCATTAGCCAGGTTAGTGGATCATCTAATGGCTATTTGAGTAGTACTGATTGGAATACATTTAATAATAAGCAAGCTGCTTTAAATGGCACTGGCTTTGTTAAGATCAGTGGTACTACAATTAGCTATGATAATAGTACATATTTAACTACAATCAGTGGAATCTCTGCTGGCGGTGAATTAAGTGGTACTTATCCTAATCCTACATTAGTAACTAGTGCAGTAACTGGTAAGGCTTTGACTGGTTTAAATTTAACTGGTGGTGGCACAATCGCAGATACTGATACTATTTTAGGTGCATTTGGTAAGGTGCAAAATCAGATCAGTGCTTTAGTAGGTGGAGTAATGTACCAGGGTACATGGAATGCAAGCACAAATAGTCCTAGCATTACATCTAGCGTAGGTACAAAAGGTCACTATTATATCGTGTCTGTAGCTGGTAGCACTAACATTAATGGTATTACAGATTGGAAAGTGGGTGACTGGATCATCTTTAATGGTACTACATGGGATAAGGTAGATAATACAGATGCAGTAAGTTCCGTAAATGGATATACTGGTGCAGTGAGTTTGGTTACAAGTGATGTAGCAGAGAGTGGATCTTTATATTTTACAAACGCTAGAGCAATAGGATCTACATTAACTGGCTATACTAGTGGAGCTGGTACGATCAGTTCAAGCGATAGCATCTTAACTGCAATACAAAAATTAAATGGTAATATAGGATCTTTAGTAACTGGTGTAAGTAGCGTATTTGGCCGTACTGGTGCAGTAACTGCGCAAAGTGGTGACTATACTACTACTCAAGTAACTGAGGGTACAAATTTATATTATACACAAAGTAGATTTGATACTGCCTTTAGTGGTAAGACTACTACTAATTTAACAGAGGGTATAAACTTATATTATACAGAGGGCAGAGTAAGTGCGAATACAGATGTGGCTGCTAATACTGCTGCTAGGCATGCTGCCGTAACATTAGGCACTGCTAATGGTTTAAGTTTAAGTACTCAGCAATTATCTTTAGGATTGGCATCATCTACTACAAATGGTGCTTTATCTAGCACAGATTGGAGTACATTTAATGCTAAGCAGTCTGCTTTGACATTTGGCAATTTAACAGAGAGTACAAGCTCAGTACTTACTATCACTGGTGGATCTGGATCTGTTATCGGATCTGGGACTACTATCCAGGTAAAGCAAGCATCTGGATCACAGAGTGGATTTTTATCTAGCACTGATTGGAGTACATTTAATAGTAAGCAAAATGCATTAACTAATCCAGTAACTGGAACTGGTACAACAAACTACCTACCTAAGTTTACAGGTACAAGTACTTTAGGTAATAGTATAATTAGTGAAAGCGGAAGTGCAATTAGTATAGCTGGTAGTGTAAAATCAGATGGGACATCTTCTGAAGGTAAATTCATTATTGAAAGAGATTCAGTAGCTACTAATACAATTATTGGCTCATTGGACTTTACAAATAATAATGCTGCTACTACATACGGAAAAGTATTTGGTGGAAGAAATAGTGCTGGTGATGGATATGTTGCATTAGGAACTGGAGTTTCAAATAATTTATACGCTTTAGAAACTGGTAATGTAGGAATTGGTACAAATTCACCAAATGCTAAATTGGATGTATTAGTAGCATCAAATAATAAAATACAAATTGGTACTGGTATTGTTGGTAGTAATGGTGAATATGTAGGTGGATTTTATTATACTTCTAATAAATTATTAATAGAATCCTTTTTAGTTGGAACTGGATATCAGCCAGTTTTAATTGCACCTAATGGTGGAAATGTTGGAATAAGTACAAGTAGTCCACAAAGGTTATTAGATGTAAGAGGACCAGTTAATTTATCAAATACTACACCAACAATAGGTAGTACATCTGGTGCATATGCAGATGTACATTTAAGAACTTTTAGCGGTTATCCATCTGCTCAAGCAAAAATTGTGGTAGTAGATTATTGGATGGATTTTTATTCAACTTATACAGATGGGTTTAGATGGTTTAATTATAATTCTGCTGGTACTTCACCAGTTGAGAGAATGAGAATTTCATCAAATGGCAGTGTTTGTATAAACAATACTGATACAGATGAGGTAGCATTGCATGTGCATGGTAACAATACAACATCTGGAACTGCTCAATTTAGAAATCCAAGTAAAGGAGGTAATGCATCACATTTACATTATGGCACATATGGAGATTGGTATATCAGACCAGCTAATAATTCTGGTTCTGTGTATGTTAAAAACTATGTAGCTGAATCAGATGCAAGATTAAAAGATAATATTGAAAATATATCTTATGGATTAAATGAGATATTAAATTTAAAACCTCGTAAATTTAACTGGAAAGAATCAACTAATGAGGTAAATGGATTTATTGCTCAAGAAGTAGAGGAAATCATACCAGCTTTAGTCAATGAAGGGCAATGGAAGTCTGTAGATTACCAGGGTATAACTGCAATAGTAGTTAAAGCAATCCAGGAATTATCAGCAAAATTAACTGCATTAGAAAATAAAGCATAAATTTGTAGAAATTATAAATTATGAAATTTAAAGAAATTAACATCTTAGCTGCTAATATTCAAGCAGTTATAGGTAATCAAGAAACTAAAGTTCAAAAAAAGCTTGCTAAAATCTATGAAAAATTAGATAAATATGGCAAGATGTATGATGAAAAACTAGCTGATCTTAGATTAGATTATGCTGCTACAGATGACAAAGGAGTGCTACTTTTAAATGAGAAAGGTGGATACACTTTTAAAAAAGAGGATCTAAAAAAATTAAATGAGAAGGTAAGAGCATTGAATGAAGAGGAGTTTGTATTAGATCCTATCAATATAGTGAATCCAGAAGGATTGCAAGAGTTTACATTCTTAAAAGAATGGACTAAAGGTATTGAATTTATTAACGAAGAAGAACTATAACCATGACACACAATAGCAGCCAGGCAGATTTTGGAGCTGGATTAAGCGTATTAAGTGCAATAGTATCTATTACCACTATCCAGCCTATAGTAACTTTACTAGCTGGACTGGTTGCTATTGTATCTGGAATTATGGCAATCCGCTACTATTACAATGCCACAAAAAAAGTACAAAAAGATGATGAAATTCCTAAATAGCATGTGGGGTAGCTGGCTAAAAATAGCCATCTCTGCCATTATCACTATGATCATCTCTAAAGGGAATATCTTTGAGATCACCTTAGAAGAGTGTATCAGCGCAGCAGTTATCTCATTACTGCCCATTATCATTAACTACTTGAATCCTCATGATCCTAGATATGGCAATAAAGGTTAAAATTTTATTCTTACTTTTATTACTTGCCTCATGCAATCCTCTAAGAAAGGCAGAGCGTAGAGTATTAGCATCTCCAGAAGCATCTGAGCGTGTGTTCAGAGAACTTGAAAAGACTAGGCCATGCGCTAATGATACTAGCTTTATTACTTTTCTAGATACTTTAGTAACTACAGATACTATCACAGACTATAAAAGAGATACTATAAACAATGTTATAACATTGACTGAGAAAGGTAAAACTATCTATAAGACTAAGAAAGTAGTAGAGATAAAAACTGGATACATAGTAGATACTAGGAGACTAGGCATCCTGGCTGATTCTGTTAGGTTTTACAAGACATCTCTAGATATTGCTAGTAAGACATCATACGAGTATAAAAAGTGGCTTATTTTGCTTGTAATAGCTATTTTAGCATATATCATTATAAAGCTTAAATTATGATCATATCTGAGCATTTAACACTAGGTGAGCTTATACGCTCTGAATCAGCTAAGCGAGCTGGCCTATCTAACATGCCTAATGCTGAGCAAATAGAGAATTTAAAGGCATTAGCAGAGCATATCTTTGAGCCAATCCGTAATCATTTTAGAGCGCCTATTTATATCTCTAGTGGCTTTAGATCACCAGAGGTTTGTGATTTGATCAAAGGAGCTGCTAAAAATAGCCAGCATTCTAAAGGTGAGGCTATAGACATTGATATGGATGGGCATAGCCATAATATAACCAATGCAGATATATTTAATTTTATTAAGCAAAGATTACAATTTGATCAGCTTATCTGGGAGCATGGCACAGATCAAAATCCAGCGTGGGTGCATGTCTCTTATACAACAAAAAAGCCTCTAAGAAATCAAATCTTAAAGGCTTTAGATGGGGGGAAGTATATTACTTTTTCTTAGATTCATGCAATGCATGCAATATGCTAGCATGACAAAATCCTAAATATCTACCCAGCTCACTGGCAGAGTAGCCTTCTTTATAGGCAGATGTTACAAATCTATTCCTATTTATTACTATCTCAGTTTTCCTGGATCTATCACAAAGCATTTTATAGCTAGTGTTATTTGCTGCACAATATTGCTCAGTAAAATCAGCAAGAGTTAAATTTGGATCTATTCCCTTCCTAGAGAATTTCTCCACATATCTTACCTCTACTATTTTATCTGGAACTGCTTTGATCTTCTCTTGCAGCATTACATCAATTCTTTTTAATGCGTGATCATTGCATCCAGTGTAAAGCTGGATATATTTAAGTACATCTTTAAATCTGCTCATCTGTGTTATTTATTACTACATCACTAAAAATTCCATCATCCTCTGCTTTGCTGATCATATCCAGCATCTCTAAGTAATAAGGGTATTGATTCTGTAAAAGGTGTGTGATCTTACCTACTAATGCTATTTTGTGTACTATAGGTAAATCCATCCATGCTTTATGATTTGCCATATTCTTTCATTTTTGCGATTAAAAATAATGTTACATATAAGAAGCATGCCAGTGGCACTGCTAATAAAAAAAACTTTATAAAGGTTAAGATAGTCTTTATCATAGATTTTCAATTATAGCAGTTAAGATAAAAGCTACTGCCAGGATGATGCCAGCATATAGCGGATTAATACTCTCTGAGCGGTAGCGCTCATTTGCTTTTTGTTGTGGTGTTTTCAGCGTGTTCATAATTAAAAATTAAAATTAAAAAGTATGTAGCTTGTTCCATTGGCGATAGCTACCCAAACGCAAAGAATATTAATGTCTATAATAACTAGATGCAAATGCACCTATTTTTCTATTTTTAATAACTTTATTATAAGCATCATTTTTTGCATCCTCATCTGAGGATCCAGTATTTTTTAAAAAATCAAAATAAATCTTAAAGTTTCTCCATTCATTTTCAGTAAGATTTTTCATGTTTACATCTGTACTCATTGGCTTTTTCATATACTTTGTTTTTGATTGATAAATCAAAGCTAAGTATTTCCATTTAATAAAAAAAAATTTTTTTAAATATATTTTTTAAAATGGCTTAAAGTGTAATCTTTTTTATTCTGGACCATGCCAAAAATACGCTCCTCTATGCCTCCCTGGGTGAATATCCAGTACACATTAGATGCCTCTGTGCGATCCTTTGTCTGCATCCTGGCCCTGGACTGCCAGTAGCTAACTGCCGAAAAATCAATATTATACATCACTAAAGCATCTGCTGAGCTTAAATTAATGCCCTCTCTGCCAGATTGGATCTGGGATATAAAGACTGCATCACCAGATGCCTCATTAAAGGCCATAGGATCCTCTATAATGCGCCCAGCAAAGGTTACCCTAAGCTGCATACCTTCTGCTATGTACTTGTAAAATATGGCTATCTTTTGGCCCTTAAAGCGCTCTTTGATAAAGTTAGCCTTAGTATCATCAAATATCACTGCATTGCCATCCTCAGTCTTGACTGATCCAGAGCATATCTGGTGGATCTTCTGCATCTCTTTTACTGCCGTATCTGCCAGGATTACCTGGCCATCTTTAGTCCTAAATAACTTATCCTTTCTAATCCTATCTATGGCCCATTTAACCTTATCAGACATAGGTACATATAAGATCACCTCATGCACCAGGCTCTCAAAGCCAGCCTCTTCTTGAGTATAGGTGAGCATAAGATGTGATATTTCGCTACTGATCCTCTCTTGCTTTACTTTGCTATAATCTGCAAGCTCCCTATTAAATACATACTTTTTAGCTGGGATGCCATACTCTTTATGCCACTTGTAAAAGTTAGCATATCCATTAAATGGACTATAACTACTGATCCAAAACTGGTGGTACATCTGCGCATAAGATTCTGGACTAGGTGTGCCAGATAAATAAATAATTGGCTTGCCTTCGCATATAACTTTTAAAGCTTTTGTGCGCTCAGATGGTATAGGGTACTGCCCTAAAGAGTGTGCCTCATCTACTATGATCACATCATAGCTTTGTATTACTTTATGTACTTGCTCAAAGTTAATTATATCAATATCATATATGCATAAGCTTTGATCATAATCATCCTGGATGCTGCTAATAGCTTTTTTCTTAGTAACAAATAATACCTTTTTTGCATTCATTAAGCTAGCAATATGCAAGCTGGTAATAGTCTTACCAGTGCGCACTTGCATGGCTAAATAGACCAGGCCAAATTCTTTAAGTATAGCTATAGCTTGATCAGCAATATCTACTTGATAATCTCTTAATTGCATTGGTAAAATTTAATGTAAAAAATGGGAGGGATCGTTTAAACATAACCAAACACCCCTATTTGATAATTTATTCCCTCCCATGACCTCATCATATTAAACTGGTCAGAGGTAATCCAGTATTATATTTGACCATCTTGTAATGGCTCATCTTCTTTCTGATCTATTCTTCTATAGCCTTCTTTCCAGAGTATCCTGGTTAATGTCACAGAATTACGCACTATAGTCTCTTCTGAGTTTCTGGGATATAATAAATGTAATACCTCATGGATCAGAATCTCTAGATGCTTCTTTCCTTTTAGGCGCTCATCAAGCTCCACTATGCCATCACTAGATGCCATGCCATGGGCCTTCTCTCTGCCCAGCTTCCGATATATAATCTTAATTTTAAGCATCTTTTAACATAGCCTCATCTGGTCTATCAATATTATCTGGAAAAAATATAGCTTGCCCACCTCTCACCATTGCCAAAAGTTTTTTTATATGCTGCTCTAGATTCACTACCTCTGCATACTTTTTAACTAACCATGCCTCTTGCTCTGTTGCCTTCATCTTGTTAAAGTTTTTTGGGATCTTCATACTCAAATTTTATTAGTAAATCTATATAATGTTTAGCCTTCTTTAAATCTTCTATTCCATTTTTATCCTTATGTCTTACTACATACTTAATGATATTGCCTTCTATAAATGATAAGTTATTAGCATGGATAAATTCTGTAGGTTGGATCTTTAATTTTTTATAATGGCTACCTCCTATTTGATCATTGGTAGGTGATTCTTCTTTTACATAAGGTAATTCTTCTTTTATATATTCTTGAAAAGCATGAATAAACCATCCATCGTAAATAGTTCCTATAGGATAATAACTATTTTCAATTACTACCTTTCCTTTAAAAAAATCTTTATCCTTTATTTCTAAGCATTCTAATATTACACCAGTGCCTAAGGATTTATATAATTTACCTACCTCCATTATTTATCAGTTTTAGTAGTATAATGATTACAAGTCTTGCACTTATAAACTATTCTTTTAGTTCCAGATGCTAATACTCTATTAGAATGCTTGATCAAATCATCTGATCCACAATTAGCGCATGTACCTCTATCCTCACCAAACACCACACCATAGTGTGTTTTAGCTGGTATGTGTGTACTCAAATGCTCATGCACTTTTTGTAATAAAACTACATCCATCTTGCAATACTTAACCATTTTATCTAGCGCCTTCATGTCATTCTTTAAAGCTATATCTTTCCAGAGATCAAAATCTGTTTTGATTTTCTGACCAATGCCTAAAAAGTCTGCTATATAATTTAGCCTATTGCTATTAAATTTAAATTTTGATCTAGCTACTTTTAAAGTATCTATGGTAGTGTAGTTAGGAAACATTTGAATCCCATGAAATAAACATCTAGTGCGAATCCATGCAAGATCAAATTTATCTCCATTATGCCCTACCAGCTCATCTGCGCTATCTACTATCTTAATAAAATCTTGCAGCATCTTTTTATCACTTTGCTTTTTATCCCAGGTCAATGCTTGCACATCCTTCTCACCTTCCCACTTATAGCAAATGCAAATGATCGCTCTTTCTTTTAAGATGTTTTGATAGCCAATATTTAATTTATACCCAGACTGCCAAAAGAATCCGATATTTGGACTTGTCTCTATGTCAAAGTATAATCGTTTTCTTTTGGTAGCCATGGGGTAAAGTTAATTACTTTTTATGAGATAATTGATAAGAAAATTCTCTAGGCTTATCATCTTCATGCTCAGCTTGCCATAACTTTTGCACAGATTGGAATAAATCCCAGTCTTTAGACCTATCATCTTTGATCACCATCTGCCATCCTGGCCCTTGGATTGCTCCATTTTTGCCATAGGTCCTAGTCTTAGCATTAAGCCATAAGATAGCCACACCATCAATAGTAGCTGGTAAATTTAATTTTTGAGCTGCATCTAAGCTAGGAAATGCATTAAGATATAACATCTCATATGCTGCTAATTGCAGCCAGTAGCTATTATAGATGCCATTGCTGGTCTTGATGTCAAGCACATAGCTTTTGCCATCTATTTTACAAATGCGATCCAAAGTACCAGCAAAGCCTAATGATCCATTAACAAAGGTTTGCTCTATTAATAAATGCTCTGGCTTATACATCTTGCTAAAATCCACATAGCGCTCAAACATATTCCATTCCTCAAGAGAGTATCTAGGCTTACCATTATCATCTAATAGATTACATTGTAACCCATTATCATAATCCTCAGTAAGCTGGTGAACATTTGATCCTCTTCTACCAGCAGCATCTCTGATCTCATCTGCTTTACTGCCTACCTCTTTCATCCATTGCATTAACTGGTAAGGCTTAGGATAAGCCTCTAAAATTGTGGTAGCACTAGGATAGTGCTGGCCATTGTCATCTGTGTAGAATCTGCCATCTACAAAGGTTAATTGATTAGGGTGTGTTTTTACTAACATAGTTTTTTATTTAGTATATTCTTTAATAGTTTCTTTGACATGTAGGCTACCATCATTAAGCCATACAAGATGAGCAATGCGCTCTATATCTTCTAATGTATCAGATCCAGTGATGAATCTATCATCTACATACAAAAAGTATCGTACATAATCATCTGCTAGATTTGTATCTCTTTCTATTCTATAATTATTTGGCATGTTAAATATTTTATGGTGTAAAAAAGCGCCTTTTTGTCCAGAAGGCTAACTGGTGCTTCATTTACCACCAAACTAAAAAGGTGCAGTATCATCTTCATCATCTTCTAATTCCATAGCGGTTAAAGATGTGAAAATGTTTAAAGCCATATTTTCTAGGAATGCCATCATATCTGAATCATCCCACTGCTCCTTACCTTTGACCTTAATCTTTTGCATTTGAGGTAATCCATTAGGATCTTCTTTAGTGTAATAAGGTGCGATCTTATTGCCATCCTGGTACAATGTTACACCAGTGATAGTTTTAGTAGGATCATTTTTATCCTTCATGGCCCATGGCATGAATCTTACTGGCTTAGATAAATTAAGATTTGGCAAAGCCTTTAAGAAAGATGCAGCGTATCTACTGCTATAGCCTAAGCTAATAACATATGTAGAATCTCCATCCTCAAAAGTGATCTGCCATTGTTTACCATAATCATTCTCTCTTGTAGAGATGCTTTTAATGGTAGCAGTTAGATCCTTAAAAAATTCCTCATTCACCACTTTGCCAGTCTTTGTGATCCTTTGTGTGGTGTACTGGTTTGCTTCTTTGTGCTGGCGGACTAGGTTGCCATCTGCAACGGATAGGTAAATAGTGTTAGTACCTACTGATTTTGTTAGAGCCATAATTAAAAATGTAGTTTGTTTTATACTACGAGAACAAATGTAAGATTATTTATTTAATAAAAAAAAATTTTTTTTAAAGTTTTTATAAATTATATTTGTAGCAAATAGAAAATATATGAAAACTGCAATAGAAGAAGCACTAGATAGTCTTTCAAAACTTGAAATAAAAACTCCAGATGAAATGGAGCTTTTAGGTAGAGTAGCTAGTATATTATTTTTAAAACTTGAAAAAGAAAAAAGACAAATAAGCTTAGCTTATGGTTATGGGTATCAAGATTGTAAAAACAATATAAAAATAGATAATGCAGATCAATATTATAATAATAAATTTAAAAAACAAAACACATGAAAAAAGAAACCAGAGGCAGAAAGCCACTACCAGACAAAGAAAAGAAAAAGCCTATCTTTATTATGATTAAAGGTAAGTTTGTAAAAGAAGTGAAACCAAAACTTAAAGAAATTGAGAGAGAGTATAATACAAAGTAAAGCCATTAAGCATTTTGAATTGAAAGGCTATCTTGTAGTCAAGATCATACAATGTAATAAAAATGGTATGCCAGACCTTATGCTCTTAAAAGATGGTAAAACATTCTTTATAGAGTGTAAGACTGAGAAGGGCAGACTATCTGAACTGCAAAAGTATAGACACGAACAATTACAAGAGCATGGATTTGAAGTGCGCACAATTTATAAAATACAAGATATATGCTAAAAGCTGCTAAATTTTACACCAACAAAAATTTCTCTGTAATACCAATAGGAGATAATAAAAGGGCCATTTTTCCCTGGACTGAGTATCAAAGTAAGATCATGGATGATGCCACACTAAAGCACCAGTTCACAAATGAGCGCTGCAAGAATATAGCCATCATAGGTGGCGCAGTATCTGGTGGATTGGAGATAATAGATGTGGATCTAAAATACGATATTAGCGGATATTTATGGATAAAGCTACAAGAGGCTCTTGCTGATCTATTGCCTTTGCTTTATATTGTACGCACTAAGTCTGGTGGCTACCATCTGTACTATAGATGCGAAGTGGTAGAAGGTAATCAAAAGCTAGCCATGCGCCATGCTACCAAAGAGGAGCTGAAAGAGACACCACATGCAAAAGAAATCGTACTCATTGAGACCAGAGGTGAGGGAGGCTATGTGCTAGCGCCTCCTAGTGATGGGTACACTAAAGAGAAAGAGTTTGAGATCAATGTTATTACCATAGAGCAAAGAGAATCTATCCTATCTATTTGCAGATCATTTAATGAAGTGATCAAAGAAGTGCGTACTACTCAAGTAGTGAATGATAGTGATACATTTAATCTCACACCCTGGGATGATTATAATGCTAAATGTGATGTGATTAAGCTTTTAGAGAATCATGGCTGGACCTGGATAGAGACAAGAGGTGAGCGTGATTTCTTAAAGAGACCAGGTAAGACTGATAGCCACATCTCAGCAGACTACCACAGAGGCCTGGGCCTATTTAAAGTATTTAGTACCTCTACAGAATTTGAGACTAATAAAGGCTATAAGCCATTTGCCATCTATGCTTTACTTGAGCATAATAATAACTTTAGCGAAGCTGCAAAGCAATTAATTAAGGATGGCTATGGAGAGCAGCGTACTAGAGTGTCAGCGAATATAAAGCGTGACTACATAAAAAAAAAGGATGAAGGCTTAGATGCCAGGAATATAGCGGTGCATATTGCATCTAGGCATAATATAGATATTGATAAAGCTGAGGAGATAGTAAATGAATTAGAGAATGATAAGTCTGAGAAGATCCTAGCATTTTGGAATGTGAATGATAAAGGCATTATCACCATAGAGCGAAATAAGTTCCTATCGTTCCTATCAGATTATGGTGGCTTTTATATCTACTACTATGATAATAAGCTCAACTATAAGCTAGTGAAGATAGAGGATGGATTTGTCTCTGAGACTAACACAGAGCAAATTAAAAAGTTTATTAATAATTACATTGATGGACTGCCTAGCCAGTTTGATGGCATCACACCAGGTAGGCTTAGAGAGATCATATACAAAGGCGCAGATGCTTATTTTAATAAGTCTCTGTTTGAATTTATGCCTAACATCAAATTAAATCTTTTAAAGCATACTAAGCAAGCTGCCTACTACCCATTTAAAAATGGTGTGGTAAAGATCACTAAAAATAAAAAGGAGCTTTTAAAGTATGGAGAGATCGGAGCGCATGTCTGGAAAGATCAAGTGATAGACTTTAATATAGACATTGAGAATGATATAGATTTTAATTATGTCCAGTACACTAAGTTTATTGAGAAGGTATCTAATGATGATCCAGATCGTGTGGCTTATTGCATTGCTTTAATAGGCTATCTGCTGCACACCTATAAAGATCCTACAAAGTCTTATGCAGTGATTCTGGCAGAAGAGACTGAGAATGAAGCAGAGGGTGGTGGAGCTGGTAAGGGTATATTCTTTAAGGCTATTGGTAAGATGATTAACCTGGTGTCTATAGATGGTAAAAACTTTAAGCTAGATAAGTCTTTTGCTTTCCAGCGTGTGGAGTTATCTACTCAGCTTATAGTGATTGAGGATTGCCGTAAAAATGTAGATTTTGAGGGATTCTATTCTAAGATCACAGAAGGTGTCACCATTGAAAAAAAGAATAAGGATGAGATATATATTAACTATAATGATGCGCCTAAGTTTGGATTTACTACTAACTACACTATTAATTATAGCGGTGGGCATGGTAAGAGAAGAGTACGCATTATAGAATTTAGCTCATTCTTTAATCATAAGAATACACCTCTGGACTATTTCGGTAATGCTTTATTTAATGACTGGGATCGTGATGAGTGGAATCGTTTTTACAATTTCATGGTAGAATGCGTGCAAATTTATCTTGAGAATGGTATTCCACAACTTGAGAATACATTTACTATTAATCGTAAGAATATAAAGCTTAACTTTGGAGAGGATTTCTTAGCTTACTATGATGATCTGGTGAGAGATCAGTGGAGAGAGTTTGGAGCAGAGTACACCAGCTTTCTTAATATCAATGATCTTGATAAAAAGGATTATAGTCAAGTAAGGTTTAAGAAGGGCCTATCTGTAGCAGCAGATGTATTAGGAGACAAAATGGAAACAAGAAGAAACAGACAAAATAATAACAAACATGAGTTTAAAATCTTATCTAGATCCGATGGCAGCTTTTGAGAAGTGGCTAAGTAAAAATCCAAACGGAGGGATTTTTGAGTACTTTGGCCAAAAATTCATTATTAAGCCTAAAATTAGTACTTAATTAATTAAGTACATAAAAGTACTTAATGCGTACATGATATATATAATTAAGTACAAAAGCACTCAATTATGAAAAAAGAATATGTTTATTTCTTTAAGCACAATACCATTAGTGCTATTAAAATTGGTAAAACATCTGGTGAAAGTGTACTAGATAGGTTTAAATCTTTTAAAACTTATTCCCCATTTGGATCTGAGATAGTAGGATTCTTTGAGACAGATGATGGGCATAGAGATGAAAGAGAATTACATGCTAGGTTTGAAAATCTTAGATTGCATGGAGAATTTTTTGATATTTCAAAAGATATAGTAAAAGGCATTTTACATGAAAAGAATGCAGACTATAATAAATCATTAAAAATATTTAATGAATGGATAGCAGATAATAATAATAATAGTGATAAATTATTATCATTAATGAAAGAAGCTGGACAAAATTATAACATTAAAAAATCTAAGATAATATCTGATAAAGTATTAGATTATATTAATGCTGGTAATTTTGGATATAATGTTATTTACGAATTTGGTAAAGAGTATAATAAATTGTTATCACATATACATCCAGAAAAATGTTCAGTAATGGCATTTAAAAGATCATTATTATATGCTGCTAGACAAAATGGACTAATGTTAGAAAGTAAAAGAAATAGGAAAAACCATGGCAGACATGAATTTTGTTTTAAAAATAAATAATTTTAGTGCAACCGAGTACAAACCGAGTACACACAATTATTTATAAATCAATTACTTATAAATCTTGTACTCGGTGTACTTACTAAAGATAGATTTTTTGTTGGTCCTCATTTTTTTAAGAGATAAAGTTTTTATTAGTTCAATTTTTTTAGGGTTAAGTGAGTACATTAGTACAAAATATAGGTTAAATGATTGATAATGAATAAGATAGAAAAAAATAAACCGAGTACATGCAATGATATGATAGAATTTATCTATAATCACCCAGAAATCTGTAGGCTGATTAAGTCTGTGCATCCTTTGGATCTTCAAGATGATCTAAAGCAAGAGATGGCATTAGCGCTACTTAACATGGATTGTGATAAGATTAAGACTATTTATGATTCTAATGGCTTGATTGGTTTTTCTATTAAGATTATTACTAATATGGCATTTAGTTCTACCAGCAGATTCTATAAAAAATTTAGGCAGTCTGATTATGATAAAGCCATAGAATATTTAAGATGCCAAACTAAATTACCAGAATTAAATCCTAAATTTGCTACCATAGCAAGCCAGAGATTATATGATAAGCATGCAGAGGATGAGATGCATGCACATGAGGCTATATTATTTACTAAGTATGTGGAGGTAAGATCATGCAAGAAAGTAGCTGAGTTTTATAATATACCAGAGAAGCATGTTAAAGATATTATCAGAAAGACTAGAGCAGAATTAAAACATATTTGTATAACCAAAACAAATAACCTATGAAACAATTTGTAGATGAAAACAATTATCCATTATTTGATGGTTTAGTTGGTTTAAAACAAAATCCTATGAAAACAGCAATGCAAAAATTATTAGAAATATTAGAAAGTAAAATATTACCATGTGATGATGACAATAGTTATGTGTATGGTATGAATGTAGCACACACTAATATAATATATAATATTAAGAATGGATTCCTTGAAAAAGAAAAAGAGCAGATAATAGATGCTTATAGAATTGCATCTATTAATAATGCACGAAATGAAGATATGAAAAATATCAAACCAGAATATTGGCAATTAAATGCTGAAATGTGGTATGATAAACATTATAACCAAAATAAATAACCTATGATAACAATAGCATTAGCTGGATTCTTTTTTGCTTATTACTTTGTGAATGTGGCCAAAATAATTTACTTTATAAAAAAGGTATGGCACATCCCATTTGAGCAAAGGATCAAGCCATTTGATTGTGTGACATGCTTAAGCGTGTGGATGTCTGTGGTGTTTTATTTTCTGCCATTTGAGGTGAGCCAGTTTGTGGCTATCATATTTGGAGCTGGATTTTTAGGACAAAAAATTAAATAAATATATGGCAAAGGCAAAAGGCAATGATTCAAAAAAGCAAACATTTGGAAAGCGCAAATGTGGATCACCAAAAAAGAGTTATAATAAACATACACCAAAACCGAAAGCATATCGTGGCCAGGGAAAATAACACAATACAAGTACTGGGCATTACTCAGAAGGTTAGCGGATGTGGATGGCATAGAGTGCTATTGCCATTAGCATTTTTACCAGATTCATATAATCATGTATGTAATGTACCTACAGAAGAGATCCTACAAGAAAGGCAATTTGATATACTATTGTATAACAGATTCTCTCCATTTGATCAAAACTGGGATGAGACAAAGAAGCACTTTAAAATAGTGATGGATATGGATGATGACTGGGATCTACCCTATAATCACCCATTACATAAATTCTACGCACCTCAAAGAGAGCGAGTGATCAATAACATTAACTATGCTGATCTGGTGACATGCACTAATGAAAGGCTGGCGCAAAAGCTTAGGCAGTATCATGATAAGGTGGTAATACTACCTAACTGCATACCATTGGGCCAGCATCAATACACAGAGGATAAGAAGCCTAGTGATAAGGTGAGACTATTCTGGGCTGGTGGATCTACGCACATGGATGACATCAAACTATTGAAAGGTCCAGTAAAGAGGCTGCATCACTTTGATAATATAGAGATGGTGCTAGGTGGATATACTGATAGTGATCCAGTGAGTAAGCAGTACTGGGATCAGCTATGGAGTTTATTTACAGATGGTGGCAGACTACCAAATAAAAAGCTAGCAAGCACTTTGCCAAATGCATACATGAGCCATTTTGAAGAGGCAGATATTATGCTCATACCTTTGCAAGAGAGTGATTGGCATGCATGCAAGAGTAATCTAAAGATATTAGAGGCAGCAAGTAAGAGAGTGCCATGCATAGTGAGTAAGGTGCAGCCATATAGCATGGATGCAGATGCACCAGTGCTATGGGTAGAGAGCCAAAAAGATTGGTACAAACATTTAACATATTTAATTAACAATCCAGAGGAAAGGATCAAGATGGGTAATGATCTTTATAACTGGGCCAAAACAAAATACAATTATGAGCATATCAGTAAACTTAGGAGAGAAGCATATGCAGACCTTATTAAAGCATAAGCATTTTTATGATCTATTTATTAAGAGCGGTGAGCTGGTAGGATTTACGCATGAGATCCAGAATGAGCTACTAGAAATTTATAAGCTGGTAGATCCGATCTACACTTATAATAACAGATGTGGCGCATGCGTTGGTACATTCTTAGTGAATGTCTATAAAACATTTAAAGATCAAATAGCACTATGAATTATATACATCCGACTGCGATTGTTTACGACAATGTTAAATTGATTGGAGATAATATCTACATTGGTCCATATTGCATTATAGGTGGTATGGCTGAGCATAAGGCTTACTGGGATAAGACACCTGGTGGAGTGATTATAAATGAAGGATGCGTAATTACTGGGCATGTGACTATAGATGCTGGCACAGAGAAAAATACATATATCTCAAATGATGTCTGGATCTTAAAGCATGCGCATGTGGGCCATGATTGCTTTATAGGATCTAATTGCGTGATATCATGTGGAGCAAAAATCGGAGGGCATACTACATTGCATCATACATGTAATATAGGACTAAATGCAGTGATCCATCAAAAGCAAGAGATAGCGCCAGGCTGCATGATCGGTATGGGTGCAGTGGTAACTAAAAAATTAATAACTAAGCCTTACCAGAAATATGCTGGCAATCCAGCAAAGTGGCTAGGCCCAAATGAGGTAAAATGAAAGTACTAATAGCATGTCTGGTATATGGCAGTAGGCCGCTAGATATATTAGAGCATAATATTAAGAGCGCTGGTTATGTGGCAGACTATGTACTGATCAATAGAGAAGGCATAGCTAATGCATTAAACGAAGCCATAGACATAGCTGGTGCAGATGGGTATGATGCGATAGCCTATCTAGCGAATGACATCAAAGAGCCAGAGAACTGGCTAGCTAAAAAGGTTGAGGCATTAAAAAGCTACCCATTTGCTGGGATCGTAGCAAGCAGCTTAGACAATGTGAGATATACTGCACAGAGCGAGCATATTATATCAAACTGGCTACTATCTATGAAGGTCGTAGATAAGATTGGCATATTCAATGAGCAGATGTTCCCATATGGTCCAATAGACCTGGATTATTGTGAGCGTGCTAACCTAGCTGGATTTTATACATACTATGTGATAGACTGCATGGCAGAGCATATCGGATCACATGCAACTGGTAATGAGTATGGCTGGGATAAAGGTGAGCTGGTGAATAAGTACTGGCAGATGCATGTGGATGATATTACTGCTTATAGAAACGGATCAAAAAATTTAAAGATATGGAAGCAAGAGAACATGTAACAAGAAAATTTAAGGATATAGATGAAGAGAAGCTAATGGATCTAGCCTATGCATATTGTGATGATTGCATGAGTGGTACTAAAGAAGTGGCTACTGGATCTGGTAAGATCGTATCTATTAGAGATAGGTTTGTGCCTACTATAGATTATTTCTTACATCACTGGCTAAGAAAGCATGAGTTTGAGTTCTACACAAAGATGGGCCTTTGGAAAGTGAGACAAGATCCTACACATCCTTATCATGACATCTGCAATAAGATCGTAGATATGTTTAAGGCATTGGCTACAGATATAGTAGCGAATGAAGGTAAGGCTATCTTCTATGCAAAGAATGCTTTAGGAATGACTGATAGAGCAGTAACTGAGAATACAAACATAGATACTATCACAATCAAGTATGAATCTCCAGATTAAGTTACCTAAGCCACACCAGGCACAAAAGGCAGTGCTAGATAGTGATGCTAGATTTAGAGTGATGATGTGTGGTAGAAGATTTGGGAAATCACTAATTAGCCAGAATGTATCAATAGAGTGCGCACTGCATAGGCAGAGCATTGCATATATTACTCCTACTTACCAGCTAGGTAAGACATTCTTTAAAGAGATATGCAAACTACTACCAGAGAAGATATACAAAAAGAATGAGACTGATCTAATGATCAATTTTGTTACTGGTGGATCTATTAGATTCTTTACTGGTGAAAGATTAGATGCGCTGAGAGGTTTGAAGTTCCACCTGGTGATCATAGATGAGGCCAGCTTTATCTCTAATCTTGAGGAAGGCTGGAATAATAGTATTAGACCTACGCTAACAGACTACAAAGGAAAGGCTATCTTTTTAAGCACACCTAGAGGCAAAAATTACTTTTATAGCCTATTTATGCGTGGTGGTGAGCCAGACTGGGAATCGTTTAAATTTAGCACCTATGATAATCCTTTCATTGATCCGAGCGAGATTGATGCTGCGAAAGCTCAGCTCCCTAGTGTGGTATTTAAGCAAGAGTACATGGCAGATCCTATGGAGAATGCCTCTAATCCGTTTGGATCTGAATTTATCCAGGCTTGCACCAGATCATCATCTGGGGTGGCTGCTTATTACGGAATTGACCTGGCTAAGTCTGTGGACTGGTCTGTCATCATAGGACTAGATAAGAATGGCAATGTAGTGCATTTTGATAGATTCCAAAAAGATTGGATGCAAACAAAAGAGACTATTTTAAGGCTGCCTAAGAATGTGCCTATCGTAATTGATAGCACTGGTGTGGGTGATGCCATAGTAGAGGACCTACAAAAGAAGTTTAACCAGATGCATGGCTTTAAGTTCACCAGCGTGAGCAAGCAGCAGCTTTTAGAAGGATTGGCTAGTGCCATCCATACAAAGCAGATAAGCTTTCCAGAAGGGCCTATAAAGGGTGAGCTTGAGGTATTTGAGTACACCTTCACACCTACTGGGGTTAGGTACTCAGCTCCCCAGGGATTCCATGATGACTGCGTAATAGCTTTGGCATTGGCAAATAAATGTAGAAATGATCATAAGCTGGTAGGTAAATACCATGTTATATAAAAAATATATTTAATAGAGTATGAAATTAACTATTGACAAATTCCAGAGGCTTAATGCCATAGCTAGTCTTGAAGAGGATGAGCTAGAGAAAGCAGCTAAGATGGTGCAAATATTGCTAGATAAATCTAGTGAGGAAATAGATAAGATGCCATTAAAGAAGTTTGCTAAGCTTTGTGATAAGCTACAAAAGGCATTTGATCTAAAGGTGCAAGTAGAGACAATGAAAGCACCTAAAAGCCTAATAGTGGCAAATGGTAATGTATATAGTCTGAACTTTGAGATTAAGAAGCCATTTAATACTGGTAGATATATTGAGGTATTGACATTTAGCAAATCTGATCCTATCAATGATATGCATAATATCCTGGCTAGTATCTGCACACCTATGAAGTGGAGCTGGTTGAAAATGACCTATGTGCCTATGCCATTTGATGTAGATAAGCATGAGCAGTATGCAGATGATATGAGACAAGCTGAATTTAGACATGGCTACAATGCAATGGTTTTTTTTTGCATACTCTTAGCGGATTTAACGAACAATACAGAGGCTTATTCGGACTTGCTGATGAAAATGATGAGGCAGAACAAGAAACGACTAAAAATGCTGAGAGTGTATTCACAGAAAATTTCGGATGGATATACTCAGCAAAGCAAGTAGCTGAGATGGAGGGCATTCCTTTAGATGCAGTTTATGATCTATCGGTGATTCAGTTCCTAAATGATTTGGCATATTTAAAACAAAAAAGATTAGTAGATGAGTATCAATATCAACAGAGCGCAAAGAGAAGCTTTAGCTAGTGGAGCTGATTTTGGCGGTGAAGATATAGCCGAATTTGGAGTAGTGAATGGAGTTATAGAGCAATATGGCGCTACTCTATTGACTAATATAGATAAATTCGCTAAGGCAAAATCATTAACTGCATCTGGTGAATTATTGAGCAATATGATCCCAGAGATAGTTAATGAGAATGGCATTACTATCTTTAGATTAAGGATGCTGGATTATTATGATTACCCAAATGAAGGGGTAAAGGGTGTTAATTCCAGTGCGAATGCTCCTAATTCACCATATAAGTATAAAAATTATGGCATGCCAGAATCTGGCAGAGCATCACTAAAAAGATATATATTAAGTGGAAAGGCTAAGGTGAGTAGTGTGATGAATGACAAAGCATTAGGAATAGGTGGTGAGAGAAAGGGTGTGAGATTTGCAGAAAAAAAGACATTAATAGATAGGCAAGTAGATACGCTAGCTTACCTTATTAAGCGTTTTGGTATTAAGACTACTAACTATTTCACAGATGCCTTTAATGAGACATTTAGAGATTTTGAGGTTAAAATGGCGGAAGCCTTAGAGACTGATATAGTAATAACATTTGAAAGAATAAATAAGAGAAATGGCAATAAGTAATTTAGCATATCCATCTGGTACACCAACTTGTCAAGATGCCTTATGGCATGTATTTAATACCAGCGTGACTGGTGTAACAGATTTTAGATATGTATTTGATGTATTTGTAGGAGGTGTGCAGCAATCTAGGGTGAAGATTTACCCAGAGCCATCTAATAATAAGGGGTACTTTGATGCTGGGCCTATTGTGCGTAATACCATGACTTTTGATTGGTTTGAGCCTACAGATAATATCTTGACATCTGAGCCTAATGTAAGTGGCCAGGCAGCTCAGACCTACCAATATAGAATCGGTGAAGAATATAGCGGTGTAACATATTTAAACTTAGTAAGTGGTAATGTGACTGCATATAATTGGAGCGCACCTTTACTAAAAAGAAGAGTATCTGATATTACTGCATATAGCAATAAGGCAATGACTACCAGACCAGCTAAGATAAATGCAAGCATAGGTGATAATATATTCATTGGCGCTAAGGATGTATCTGGTTTGACTATTGTAACATATAACCAGAATAATACACAGATCACTAGCACTACATTTAACCTAGGTGGTGTTAAGCCATTTGCTGAGCTTAATATAGGATCACCAGCATTAAATAAATCTACTACCATCATAGATAGCAGCGTTAAATATTATACTGCTACTATTGGTACATCTGTATTCACTATTTACTTAGACTGCAATCCAAAGTACACTAGCTATAATCTACATTTTATGAATAGATTAGGCATGTTTGATACTGCTAAATTTGGTTTGGCTAGCAGATTGAATCTTAATGTAGATAGGAAAGAATTTGAGAAGAGAGACTATACATTAGGATCTAATAGTGTGACATATTATAACACAAACAATAAGTATAATGCTGGTAAAGTTAATTACTTGAATCAGCGTGATTATGTGTGGAGATTGACCATGGATGCGCCTACAGATGCAGAGTATGAATGGTTAGAAGAGTTAATCTACTCACCTCAGATTTTTATGGAGATAGAGGGATATTATTACCCAGTAACTATTGCATTAAATAATTTTGAGATTAGCAAGTATGTAAATAATAGATTAAGAGTATTAGAGTTAGATGTAAAGATGAATACTAAAAGATATAGCCAATTAAGATAATATGACTAGAATATTTATAGAGGGATATGAGCTTGATTTAACAGAAGGTCTTAGTAACCAGATTACTTATGCTATTGATGATCTACAAAATCTAGATAGCAAGAGTACATCATTTACTAAGACTATCGTACTTCCTGGCACTACTAATAATAACAAATTATTAGGTAACATTTTTGAGTTTAATAGCTCAAACTTTTATAATCCAGCTAGTGATAATGTTTTATATAATTTTAATGCTGCCGTTAATGCAAATGCCAGAATAGAATTAAATGGCTTGCAGATCATGAAAGGTGTACTAAGATTAATAGAGATTATACAAAATGGAGATGCAGTAGAGTATGAATGTGCGATCTTTGGTGAGCTAGGTGGATTTGTTACTGCATTAGGTAATAAGAGACTAGAGGATCTAGATTTTAGTGCATATGATCATACCTATAATGTATCTAGCATTGTTGGTAGCTGGACTAATACACCAGGATCTGGGTACTGCTATCCATTGATAGATTATGGTAATGTAAGTACTGGTGCATATGGTACTGCAAAAAAAGACTTTCAATTCAATACATTTAAGCCAGCCTTATATGTAAAAGAATATCTAGATAAGATTTTTGCTGGATCTGGATATACATATGATTGCCCATTTTTTAGCGAGGCTAAATTCAAGAGATTAATTATACCAAATAACCAGGCTATTCTACAAAAGAATAGTAATGTGCAATTAGAAGCCACACCAGAGCTAAAGGCTTATACTGGATCTGGCTCTGCGTTTAATTTGAGCTTTGTATCTACCACATTAGGTAGCTTTACTTTGACTAGCTCAAATACTTTATTTACTTATACTGGTACATCTAAAGCAATGAACTTAACCTTTAGATTAAATGGTATTTGGGTGCTAGGTAATGCTGCTAATGTAAGATTAAAAAAGAATGGCACTACTATAGCTAGCTATTTTATTGGCACTGGCTTTAGTTCAAATTACTTTAATTTAACATTATCATCAAGTAATAATACTATTAACAATGGTGATACATTGCAAGTATCTGTAGAATGGACTGGATCAGTAAGCTATCAGATGCAAGTGCTAGATGGTGCTTTTGATATTAGCACTACTACAAGTAGTCTAGTGCCTATTAACTATAATGAATCATTACAGATTAATAATACTATTCCTAAGGGTATATTTCAAAAAGATTTCTTTATCTCTATATTGAAGATGTTTAATCTTTTAGTGACTGAGGATAAGTATAAAACTAATCATTTGATTATATCACCTTATGTGGATTTCTGGGATGGTAGCCAGGTAGATTGGAGTAATAAGCTTGATAGAGAGAAGGTGATCAAGCAAAAGCCAATGAGTGAGATAAATGCTAGATATTACAATTTAAAATATAAACAAGATAACGACTACTACAATGAAGAATATCGTAAAAAATATAGTGAGGGATATGGTGATAGGATCTACGATAATGGTCTTGAATTTGTTAAGGATACTGAACAAGTAGAGGTTATCTTTAGTGCATCTGTATTATATGGTGCAACTGGTCAAGATAAAGTATTTCCAGCTATTTATAAAAAGTCTAATGAAAATACTAAAGAGGATCCAATGGATCACAATTTGCGTATTATGCAGACATCATATCAAACTGGTGTTACATCATGGACTATTTATAACGGAGCTACAAGCTTAACATCTAGAACAGATTATCTTTATGCTGGGCATTTAGATGATCCAGATGCTCCTACTCAAGATATTAACTTTGGTGCGCCTCAGCAGCTTTATTTTACATTGGCTACTGGTGATCTAAGTAATAACTTATTTAATACATACTACTCTACTTATTTAGCTGAGATCACAGATAAAGATAGTAGATTATTAACTGGATATTTTAAGCTTACAGATCAAGATATTTTCGATCTTGACTTTGGTAGATATGTGCATATAGATGGAGGCTTGTATAGATTAAGCAAAGTGGTAGATTTTACACCAGAGGCTAATGATCTTACAAAGGTTGAGCTATTAAGAGTAATAGAGAAAAATATAGCTACTTATGATAGTACTCCTATATTTGCATCTCAAAACTATAATACTTGTGTATCTTGTAATACTTACATAGTTTATAGAGATGTGAATCCTTACTCTGCTACTTTTAATGAGTATAGAGTTAATGGGGTAAATGTGGGCCTTACACCTCCTACAAACGGAGCTTGTAATACTGCTGCACAATGGACCAGCCAAAGTTATTATAGCTGTTATAATTGTGTGGATTCTTTAGTGTATAGAGATACGAATGTATGCTCTCCTACCTATAATAATTACAGAGTAAACGGAGTGAATGTAGGTAATACTGCACCATTAGAAAGCACTTGTAATTTTGTACCTAACTGGGTAAGCCAGGGGTATAATACATGCTCAAATTGTAATACTTACTTAGTTTATAGAGATACTAATCCATGCTCTCCCAGCTATAATAATTATAGAGTAAATGGAGTGAATGTAGGAAATACTGCGCCATCAAATGGTGCGTGTGTAACTACTGCACAATGGACTAGCCAGGGGTATAATACATGCTCTGGGTGTGTGACTTATTTAGTGTATAGAGATACTAATCCATGCTCTGCTACTTATAATAATTACAGAGTAAATAATATTAATGTAGGTAATACTGCTCCTAGCAATGGTGCGTGTAATTATACTGCAAACTTAACAAGCCAGGGTTATTATACTTGCTATGCATGTCAAAACTACTTAGTATATAGAGATACTAATCCATGCTCTGCTACTTATAATAATTATTTTAGAGGTGGTGTAAATGTGGGTAATACTGCTCCACCTAGTGGGGATTGTAATGGATCACCTATCTTAACTAGCCAGGGTTATACGACATGCTGGGGATGTACTGAGTATATCGTTTATAGAAATACTAATCCATGCTCTCTTACTTACTTGCATTACTATGTAGGTGGTGAGGACCAGGGTACAACTGCACCAGTAGATGATTCTTGTAATTATAGTGCTAACTGGGTTAATCAAAACTTTACTACTTGTATAGGATGTACGAATTATATAGTATATAGAGATTTGAATATATGCTCAGCTACTTACTTAAATTACCAAGTAAATGGTACTAATGTAGGCAATACTGCGCCATCAAGTGTACCATGTAATACTGCGCCTAACTATGTTAATGATGGATCAAATACTATATGTATGGGATATGATCTACATCAAAGAACTATAGATAATAATCCATGCTCTTCTACTTATGGATTCACTGGTGTAGGCGCATTGATCCAGGCTAATTCTCCATCATGTGGATACACTACTGCTACTTTTAGTGGTAGAGCATCACTTATAGGATCAGCAGAGGTTTGCGCTGGTGGTGAGTATGGTAGTATATCTATCCAGGTAGTAGGTACTAATATGTGCGATTGTACTCAAGTAATTAGCTTACCTAGTGCAGTTTGGGCAGATATGCTTACAGATGATGAATTCTGGTTACAACAAAGAATAGGTGGTGTATTTAAATATAGAAAGTTTAGGAGAAACGGATCAGCAAATAGTGCAGTACCTATAGAAGCGTGCGGAGATTGTTAAAAAGATAATTAAATAATAAATGGCAACTAAAAAGACAACAATAGCAGCAGAGATACAGATCAAGCCTGGTGATTCTGCTAAAACAATAGGAGATTTAAGGAATGAATTGAATGAGATCCCAAAGGCAGCCAGTAAAGCTGCTGAGGGATCTATAGCTCAATTAAAAGAATTAAAGAAGCAGTTAAAAAATACTGCTGCTGGATCTGAGGAATTTAAGAATTTATTTAATCAAATTGATGATTTAGAGGATAAGTTAAAAGGATCTAAAAAGGCATCTGCTGACTGGATAGATACTTTAGAAAGCGCTGGTGGTCCTATTGGTGCTTTAGGTGGTGCATTAAATAAAGCTAAGGTAGCTACTACATCTTTTGGAGCTGCTTTAAAAGCTACTGGTATAGGTTTAATAGTTTCTTTAGTAGCTGGACTAGCTGCCGCATTTGCTAAAAATGAGGATGCTATGAAAAAGCTAGAGCCAGTATTTACGCAATTTGGTAGGATCTTAAATGGTGTATTAGGAGCTATGAAGCCTTTAATAGATGGCTTTATAAACTTAGCTACTAAAGCTTTGCCATATGTAAGCAAAGCATTTGAGGTAGCCTATAGCTCATTATCTGCATTCTTACAAAGTTTAGGTAAAGTAGGTGAGGCAGTAGGCAAAATATTAAAAGGTGATTTTAAGGGTGCGTGGGAAAGTGCTAAAAGCTCAGTAACAGATTTTAGTAAAAATTATAATGAATCTCAAAAAGGATTTATATCTGGTACTCAAGAATTAACAAACAAAGAGAAAGAGGAGGCAGAAAAAAGAAGATTACTAAGAGAGGCTGAATTAGAAAAACAAAAAAAGCTTAATGATGAAAAACTGGCAGAAGAGCAAAGATTACAAGATGAGCTATTAAAACAAGAAATAGCTGAATATGAAAAAAGACAAAAGCAGCGTAAAAAATTAAGCACAGAAACTATAGGTCTAGATGGTTTAACTGATACAGAAAGAAAGGAAAAAGAAAAAATGGATGCTGATAGAAAGGCATTCGTTGAAAAGAAAAAACTAGAATTAACAGAGGATCTAAATAAAAAACTTGAAAATGGCACTATAAAGCTTAACCAGTCCACTTTAATAAGTGACATGGAGACCACTAATGCTAAAATAAAACTAGCAGAAGAGGAGAGGCAATATAGAGTAGGAGCAGCATTAGACATCTCAAGTGCTATGCAATCTTTGGGATCTATTGTAGGAGAGCAGACTGCTGCTGGTAAGGCATTAGGTGTAGCATCTGCTTTGATTAATACCTATATTGGAGCATCTGAGGTAATTAGAGCAAAATCTGTAATCCCAGAGCCATTTGGTACTATTTCTAAGATTGCCAATGTAGCAGCTATTGTAGCTACTGGTTTAAAGGCAGTTAAGTCTATCACATCTGTGCAAGTGCCAGGATCATCTGGTGGCGGTGGAGGTCAAAATATTAATAGCAATTTTGCAGCTCCATTATCACCTCAAGCATCTGTAACTACTTTAAATCAAGCTCAAGTTAATCAGATTGGTAATATTGCAGCTAAAGCATATGTGGTAGAGAGTGATGTAACTGGTAACCAGGAGAGAATCAGAAGATTAAATAGAGCAGCTAGAATAAGCTAAAAGTACACATACCTCAAAAATTATATTTAATATTATGGATTTACCTATTTACGAATTAAAAATACAAGAGGATCTAGGTGATAGCGCTGAGGTATCATACATTGCATTGGTGGATAAGCCAGCTATTCAAAAGGATTTTGTAGTATTTAATCAAGATTTTGCTGAGGATAGCTATACAGACTATCCAGAATCTGCAAAGAATGCTGCTGAGCGTGGGATCAGATTAAATGATGAGCTTAATAATAAATGCGCTACTCAAGTAGGCAAAGTAAGAGCGCAGCAGATCATGAATGGAGAGCCTTTATCTAAAGAGACTATCAAGAGAACATACTCATTTTTAAGTAGAGCAAAGGCATACTATAAGCCAGATGATAAAGAAGCATGTGGCACTATTAGCTACTTATTATGGGGTGGTGATTCTATGCTAAGATGGTGTGAAAGTAAAATGAATAATGAGGATTTTGCAAGCCTTAACATGAGCTTTGCAATCCAGGATGAAGATAAACATATTATATCTGGACCTTTGATGTTAGCAGATGAGCCTATCTACAGAAATAATAGCAAATTTGGTGAGCATTATGTGATCTTCAAGCCAGAGACAATTAAGGATATATCTATCAAATTTGCAAAGAAAGGCTATCAGCAAAATGTAAACTTGATGCATGATAGTGACATGAGATTAGATGGTCTGGTAATGTTTGAAAGTTTTATAGTAGATCGCTCTAGAGGTGTATTACCTATGGAGGGATTTGAAGATGCAAAGGATGGTAGCTGGTTTGGATCATTCTATGTAGAGAATCCTCAAGCATGGAAATTAATTAAAGAAGGTAAAGTAAAAGGATTCAGCGTGGAGGGATTTTTTGATTATGCTTTACCAGATAACAGAGAGAAAACATACGCAGAGCAGAAGCTAGCAGAGTTAGCAGAATTATTAAAAGTACCTTATTAAACAATTTAATATATAATCAATATGAAAGATGCACAAACAATTTTAAGCCAAGTACAACAATTCTTTGCAGAATTAGTTAAAGGCGAAGAGAACTTTGCTGATACCATGCCACCAGTTTCTGGTACACCAGAAGCAGCTCCAGTAAAAATGATGGAGGCTAAATTAAAGGATGGTACAATGGTAGAAGTTACAGAGATGGCAGTAGGTGGTGTAGTAACTATCGCTGGCGCTCCAGCTCCAGTAGGAGAACATATGCTAGAAGATGGCACTATGATTGTTTTAGGTGATAATGGTGTGATCATGGAGATCAAGCCAGCAGAATCTGAGGCAAAAGTAGAAGTAGAAGTAGAAGCTTCTAAAGTAGAAGATGAAATGAGCGCAAAATTTGCTGCTTTTGAATCTGCTACAAACGAGAAGTTTCAAGCATATGAAGAGAAGTTTGCACAATATGAAGGCAAGCTTACTCAAGCTAATAAAGTTATTGAAGGCTTGATGCAGATTAGTAAGATGCTTGTAGAAGCACCTCAAGCTGCACCAGATGCAAGTGTAAAGACAAGTAATGCTTTTGCTACAGATAAAAAAGATGTAAGAGCAGAATTTGCTGAATTTTCAAAATCAATTTGTTCATAATTAAAAATTAAATAAAATGGCATTATCATTTAGCGGAATAAGCGCATATACCAAACAAGACATTGCGCCTTTATTAACCGAAGCAGTATTTGCTGCAAAAACACAATCTTTGATCAAGTCTGGTGGTATCTTATTACCTAAGACAAAATCAAGCGTAGCAGTTCCAAAATTAGCTACTTTAGCAAACTTTCAAGCTGATGCTTGTGGTTGGAATGCATCTGGTACTACTACTATCTCTCAAGCTACTATCAATGTAGGTAAGATTAAAGTAGAAGAGGCAATCTGTACTAAAGATTTTGAAGCTTACTTTACTCAAGAAGCTTTGAAAGCTGGATCTACTTATGAAGATTTCGGATGGGCAGAATTTTCTACAAAGTTCACAGAGCAAAAAAATAAGATGATCGCTAAGCAATTAGAGATTGGTTTATGGCAAGGTGATACAGATTCTACAAGTGAGAATTTAAAGCGTTTTGATGGTTTAATCAAGATCATTGATGCTGGATCTCCAGTAAATGCGAATGTATCTGGTTATGTATCTGGTGGCCCTATCGCTACTATTACTGGTGCAAATGTTGTAAGTGTATTGAATGCAGTTTACAAAGCTATCCCAGTAGAGATCGTAGATCAAGATGATTTAAAAGTATTTGTAGGTAATGATGTTTACAGATTAGCAGTATTAGCTTATCAAGCATTAAACTTATATAACTATAAGGTAGATGCAGAAGCTAGCCAAACTTTCATCATCCCAGGTACTAATGTAGAATTAGTAGCAGTAAACGGATTGAATGGTACTGGTGATGTATATGCTACAACTTTATCAAATATCGCTATGGCATTTGATTTAGAAGCAGAAGAAGAGAACTATAAGATTTGGTACTCTCAAGATTTTAACGAAGTTAGATACAGAGTAGCATTCAAATTAGGTGTTGGTGTAGCTTACACATCATTATGTGTGAAGTTTAAATCAGCGATCTAATTATAATATTAATCAAGAAAGGGTGGTGAAAAAAACACCACCTTTTTTTTAAAATTTTTTTAACATGGCATGTGCAATTACAAGCGGTTATTCTATTGATTGCCGCGAAAATATCGGTGGTGTTTCTGCCGTATATATTGCTGAATTTGGCAATATTTCTAGCATTGCTGAGGTGAGCGGTTTGGTTACTGGTATCACTAAAGCTGCTGGTAAAAGATTCTACAAGTTTGAAGTGCCTAGAGCGACTGCAAATACATCTTCTAATGCTACTGCATCTGAGGAGAATGGATCTGTATTCTATACTCATCAAGTGGTACTACCTCTTAACAAGAGAGATAGCACTACTGCAAATGTAGTAAGAACATTAGCTAAGAATAAGTTAATGGTAGTAACTTTAGATATGGATGGCAATTATAGAATGTACGGAGCTGATCATGGCTTGTACTTAGCATCTACTGAAAGTGGATCTGGTACTGCTGCTGGTGATCGTAACGGATACAATATTACTTTGACTGGTGTAGAGCCAGATGATTTCTTACAAGTTAGCGCTAGTGTAGGTGCAGCGCTAGAGACTGCTGGTTAATCTTAGGGTACATCCTGGATAGCAGTTATTTATTATGCCCTACCTACTAGATGTGGGTAGGGTTTTTAAATTTATAGAAGATGATACATATAACAAAGGGAGCAGATCAAAATATAATTTTCACTGGCCTAGAATTGGCTACTTTATCTAATCCAAAATATTTATTCATTTTCACCAGTGCTAATGAGAAAATAGTTAAATTTGTAGGAACGAATATAAGCACAGATAATAGATTTCAAGAGGTAGTGGTAGCAAAGGCAAAGTTTAATAGAAGTGAGCCTGGCACATGGAGATATAAGATAAGAGAGCAAGCAAGTGCCACAAATGTAGATGAGGCCCTAAGTGGGGGAATAGTAGAGGAAGGCTTTATGTATTTGCATGAAGCTTGCACAGAGACACCAGTAGAGTATGCTGGAAATTGTAACGAATTTAAATCATATAATTGTGAGCAGTAAATATCAATTTGTAAGAGTAGAATTTGACCAGGCAGAACAGCCAGTTTTTGAAGAGAAAAAAGGCCGCAACTATATAGAGTTTGGGAAAAATAATGACTACTCTAATTATCTTATTAGCTTGTATGGTGAATCACCAAAGCATGGCGCTATCATTAAAGGAAAGCTTAACTATATCTATGGTAAAGGTTTTGATGATGTGCCTAAGCCAGCTAATACTAAAGGTGAAAGCTGGAATCAGATCATGAAGAGATCAATACTTGATGATGAGCTACATGGTGGCTATTATCTTCAAGTGATCTGGAATGCATTAGGCAAGATCGCAGATGTATATCATATTGAGTTCCAGAAAGTTAGAGTAAGCAAAGATCAGACTTGCTTCTATGTTAAAGATGATTGGAGCAAATCAGACTTTAAAGAAAAGCCTAGAGAATATCCAGCATTTGATCCTAGCAATCCTAAAGGAGCGCAAATTTTATTTGTAAAGCAATACAATCCAAAGAGTGATGTATATCCTTTACCTAGCTATTTCCAGGGTTTAAACTACATTGAGAGTGATATTCAAGTAAGCCGCCATATCTTAGGTAATGCTAAGAAAAACTTTGTAGCTACTAAGCTTATCAATTTTAACAATGGCTTACCTCAAGAAGAGGAGCAAGCAGAGGTAGAGATGGATCTCAAGCGTAAATTTGCTAATCATGATGGAGATCGTGTAGTAATTGCATTTAATCCTTCAAAAGAGAATGCAGTAGATATAGTGGATCTAGGTGAGACAAACTTAACAAAAGAAGATTTTACTAATATTAATAATTTGATTCAGCAAGAGATCTTTGCTTGTCACCAGGTTACCTCTCCTACCTTATTTGGTATCAAAACCGAGGGCCAATTAGGTGCAAGAAATGAGATCAGAGATGCATATCAAATATTCCAGAATACATATGTGAATGAGCGCCAGCAAGAGCATGAGAAAACTTTTAATAAGTTAATGAATATGGCTGGTATTGCTGGTGAGTGGAAAATAGTACCAGTAGAGCCTTTAAGCTTTGAATTTAGCGAGGCTATTATGTCTGCTAACATGACTAGAGATGAGATCAGAGAGAAGCTAGGATTGCAGCCAGAGAATGCTGGTGTACCAGTTAGCGGTGTGCCTCAAGCTACACCAATGGCAGAGGCTAATGATTCTATTAAGAATTTGACTGGCAGACAATATCAGAATGTAATGCGTATAGTGCGCCAGTTTGGATCTGGTAAAATCAATAAGCAGCAAGCTAGCCTAATGCTAAAGAGTGGCTTTGGATTCAGTGATAATGATGTGAATACATTTTTAGGCATTGATGAAGATCCACAGACTGAGTTTGCAGCATTTGCAGCAGAGCAAGATGAGATCCTATTGAATGAGTTTGGAGCGTGTGGTGATAATGTAGAAGATTTTGAGGTAGTGAGTACTCATGAGGCAAAAGATTTTCATTTTTTCGCTGATGCTGAGCTGGATAAGTTAAAGGCAAATATATTAGACTTAATAAGTAAAGATAAAAGGATCACACCAGAGGTACTGGCAAAAGTTTTGAATAGAGATGTAGAAGTGATAAATACTACTATATCTGCTTTACAAGCTGAGGGATATTTAAAAGTATTAGGCACAGAGTTAAGCATACTAAGTCCTAAATACAAGCCTTTGGTAAGTGAATTAACAAAACCTTTGAGAAAAATCCCTGGTGGAGATAAGACTACTACTACAGAGGTTTTATTAAGATATACATATGCTGGGCCAGAAGATGATCGTAATAGACCATTCTGTGCTAGGATGTTAAAACTTGCTAAAACAAAGCTTT